GCAATATATTTACGCATACCTATAGCTTGTTTAAATGTGCTCATAGTAATACTACCCGTAATCAATCCACTCCAAAAGTAATTCATTAATGTAAGCATAAATTTATCATTATTCCATACTCTAATTGGTGATGGTGAATTAATGGAGTCACACGCTAACCTGTTATCCATGTGATAATAGTTAGAAGCTTGAAGTCCTGCATTGCTACCGTTTAGATATATAAAATTATTAATGTCTTCATACTCCAAAGGCCATTTATAGTCATATCGTGTATGCCAATATTCATAATTTTCTATCTTTACACTATCCTCTACAATTAAATTATTGAAATCCTTAATAACTTGGTCAACTGTGGGTTTACTAAATGGTAATGGTATATTATAAATACGAATAGCTTTTAACATTTCTAATTTAATTTGATCTTTTGTGTATGTCGTATTGAGAGCATTCCAATATTCATTAGATATATTAAATTCTCCGTCTTTTATAAAGTTGATATAATTTAATTCCATGTATATGACTATATCATATATGGTACACAAAGCAACATTATTCTACATGGTATCTATAATAATATAATCCTACTTTATATTTTAAGATTTCTTTATTTTTCTGACAACATTTAACTATATTGGATGTATATGAATTATTTTCCGTTGCTGTATCTTTAATGGTGTCATATATTTTAATAACATTTAGTGTTATTGGACAGATTTTATCTATTTTTCTTCTGTTAACTGATGGTTTACCAAAATTAAAATTACCACACCCGCTATTCTTCTCTGATAAAAATATTAGATACTCGTTAGTAAAGGTTGGTGCCAACGTGCCATTTTTAATCTTTGTTGCTATTCTTTTTAATGTAGCTTCTTTAGTTTTTGGTATACCTTTTAAAGCTTGTGATATTTTATTTTTATGTTCTTCTGACATTTTTCCGTTTTTATCTCTACGTTTTGTTGCTAAATAACACTTCATTTTTGTTTCGTCAGTATGTTTTTTATTTAAATTTATATTTCTTAATTTTTCTTTTGTAGTCTCATTATGTAATCTAGGTGCTATTGGCATATCTACATTATATCCCAAATTACGATCAAAACTATTATAATAATTACACCAAAAGGTTTCTCGTTCTTTTAATTGCTCAAATTTACATTCTTCTATAATATCAAATTTAAAATTTTCTACCCCATGTTTCGTTATAGAACTTTGTATATATGTAGGATATTTTTTAGGATATTTTTTATGTTCTTTCCATCTACGTAAAATATTATTAGATGAACCTATATAAATCTTATTATTAAGAATGTTTATTATTTTATAAATACCTGTAATTTTTGTTTTCATATAACTATTTATAATGTAATGTTCTAAAGTAAAGTAAAAAAGTATAAAAAAAGAAGAGGTTATTTCTAACCTCTTCGTAAAGAAAAGGGTTACTTTCATAACCCCTTGATCTACAATGATTTACATGTAGACGTGTGCGGCCCCGGGCACAAAGGCTTCACCAAGACCCTTGACTATCAACAAGTGATAGAACATAGAGCTTCCGAAGATATGATCTACAACACCATAACGTGTAAGCAAACCAACTCTTGGTGCAAAGTCATTAGGTCCAATTGTGCGTTGAATCATAACCGGGATGTAAGGACAGTATACCAAACCAGTGTCATAATAATCAGCACCCTTGTATCCAAGCAATGCGTATTCTACGATAGCGGTACGTTGACCCTGTTGGTACTGGGCTTCTGTACGTGTATCTCTGTAGATATTAAAACGACCACCGACTGAACCAACCTTGGCAATACCCGTAGGCTGTGTATTGACAGTTCCATTCACTTGCATGAACTTGAACTCAGGAAGGTTTTCCAAGATTGAACACACTCTTGGTGTTGCAATAATGAAGTTAGCAGGACCACGACGATTGTTGATAGCAATACGGTTTGCTTCAATAATGATACGGGCATACAAGTCACGATTACGTTCACCGATCCAACGGGCATCAGCAGAACCAGCGTACCAGAATGAATAACCCTTACCCTTGTTTGTAGGTCCACCAGCGGTTAAGCAGATTTGAACCATACGCATAATCATTTCACGGTCAATTTCAGCCTGAATTTCATAACTCATTGCATTGGTCATTTCTGAGTCAATGTCAATACCGTTCATGTTCTTCAAGTCTTGTTCCAACTCAACGCTCCACTTTGCAGCTAAACGTCTTGTACCAGCTTCAACGCTTGTCTTCTCCATACTGATAGTCATCTGAGGAATCTTACCAGACATTTCGAATTGAGCAAGAAGGGCTGCTACACCAGAGTCAACTCCATTGTATGCAGGATCAAATACTCCAGCTAAACCAACTAAGCTGTTTGAGCTTACGCCAGTATGCATAGTATTAAGATTATTCCAACCAACTTCGGTCTGACCTGAAAGTACTGTATTACTAGTACCTGTCCAAGTATTACCACCAACGCCATTAGCTGTCCAACCAGAAGGATCACGACCATCACTATTACCCGTATATCCACCAAGACTGTTATCATCATAGCGGTAACGAAGTGCGAAAGCCAAACCAACGGGTCCACTCATAGGCTGAACACCGACGATTTCATTAGTAATCAATTCAGGGAAAGTACGACGAATCATGGGAATTAATACTTTAGGTAAACGTGCGTCACCTGGAGCATAATTGTCACCAGAATAAGGAGTACCCATATTTCCACCGCTACCAAATACTCCACCTTGTCCAGCGAAGCTATTTTCGGTCAAATACTTTTCTTGGTTTTCCAAAAGTACGGCTGTACTTAAACGCTTGTGAGAATCTTCCAAAGCAGGAACCTTATCGGAGCTATAGTCCAAAACGGGTTTCCACTTTTCGAGCAATTGTGTTGCTCTACTGCGATCTACATATCCACTTGCTTGTGTTATCATTTTTTATTTCCTTTTTCTATTTCTAAATGTCCAAACCATTGAACATTAAATTGTTTTCTTATAATTATTTATCAAATTCAAAATCAATTCTGAGGTTTTTTCTGAATTTTTATTAAACAATCTTTCTTTCGTTTACATCACCCTTCATATAATTAGCAATTTCTTGTACATAAGAGTACTCAGGAATTTCTCCAGCTTCTTCCTTCTTCTCAAGAATTACTTTAGGTGTATCAAATGTTTTCTGATCAACCTTGGTAGTTGCTTTTGAAGTTGCTTCTTCAATCTTCTTGGTTTCATCGTGTTCAAACATTTCAGTGACATACTTATAGTTTGATTCGATTTCACTTGGCTTCTTGCCTTCTAACATTTTCAACACATACTTCTTTTGTTCTGGTGACAAATCTTTGGTCTTCTTCTCAAGAATCAAAGTTGCCTCAGTAGCTTGAAGTTTCTGTTTAATTTCGGTAGATTCCTTAATTGTAGAATTAAGTTGCATACGAAGTTTTTCAATTGTGTCATGTCCATCTTTAAGTGCAGACTTGAAATTCTCACTAATAAACTCAGGATCAACTGCAACAATTTTACGAATTTCGTCCAACATTGTACGAGCACGAATATTGTCACAAGCTTCTTTGAGTTGCTGTGTAGGCATAGCGGAATCCATATAAAGATCAACAAACTTAGAAACCTTTTCGATTAACTCAACACGGAGAGCTTCTGCTCCTGTTTTATAATCAGCGTCATACTTCTCAATTACCTTCTGTAACTTAGCAGTATGTGCGGCATCTAATTGTTCAACGACCTTATGAAACTTAGCTGTATGATCTGCATCAATTGCTTCAATCAAAGAATCAAGTTTACTGGTATGATCTTCATCCATCTTAGCAAGTTCTGACTCAACTACTAATTGGACTTGGGCTTTGCTTTTCTCTTCAACAGCTTCGTTGAACATAGTAGCTAAAGTGGTTTTTGTTTCCTCAGTTAATATTTCAGAACTGATTGACTTTAATACATCTTCTATCTTTTTTGTTTCCATTGTTATTCTCCTTTAGAAATTGATTCATCACTGTTGATCTGGTCACGCATTTTCTCTTTAATACGTTCTGTAACAGCATTTTGCAAACTTGCTTTGGCATCAGAATAGTTATCTTCGAATATATTCTTAATAAAAACTCCAATTTGTTCCTGTGATTTGGTCATAATTACATTTCCTTTTCAATTATTTAGTAGAATTAAATACAATTCCATAAAGATTTGTTTAATTTTTGGGTATCCATGTGTCTCCACCCATTACAATCTTTTTAATACTACCCACTTTAAATGATCTTGTTACTTTTTGACCATTTCTCGTAACACATAATCTTAATACACCATTTCGGGCATATTGAACTTTGGTATCAAGATTGGGATTACGAGTTTGACTAATATTATGTGAGCCTTTACAAGCCCCTAAACGTCCTGTGAGAGTCATAAGATCACCAGCTTTTTTGCTAGGATCAGTCTTACTATCTAATTCTCTTACAGCAGTTATCGATAAAATGTCTTTACCAGCTTGTGTGTGTGCGAACAGAAAGTTCGAAATGTCACTCTCATCTGTTGAATCATCTGTAGTAATATTCTTACGATTTAATGAATATTCACGTAAAGCTTCAACAAATAATGTGAAATCTGCTTTCATTAGTCCTTCTTAATGCTTGGAGCAGAAATACCTTTTCCATCAACCTTCGTGGTAGCTTCTGGTGAGTAGGTTCTGTCACAGTTTTGACAGTATTTGTAACCCTTCTTAGCCTTTTCTTCGTTGTGGTGCTTACCCATTGGTTTGTTGCATTTATCACATTTATGTGTGCCTTCGGTTAATACTGCATCATCAGTTTTAACAGACTCCATTGCAGGGGTAGTTGGTGCAGGTGCTGACATCTTATCGAGTAAATTTGAGATCATACTCAAACTCTGTTTTAAATCATTTACGGTTGAAGTAGTCGTTAAACCTTGGTTCTTATATTCTACAAAGCGTCTTGCATCTACCATGAATAAACTCACTGCTGTCTTAAAGTTTCCAATATCGGATTTAACTTTAGGTAGTTTTGGTTTATCAAATCGAGTGTCATAAGGCTTGTCATTCACCAACTGTGATTTATATACTTCCATTATTTTTGTTGAATCATTATCCATATTATCCTCTTAATGCTTTCATGAACTGTGCAAAACTCTCAACCATATAAGTATCTACGTCTTTCTTAGGAATAGCGTTAAGTCTGCATTGTAACGAATCACAAGCTAATTCAACGATTCTTCCACCCTCTGCAATGATATACTGACGATTTTCAGTAATACTTTCGAGAATAGCAGATTGGTATGAAGGTTGATGAACAAGGTCAACTGCAATTAAATGGAAATTTTTAACCTTGTTGTACTTGCCTTCTTGAATCAATGAGCCAAGAGCACGACTAGAACAACCAAGTTTCACACCATCAATAAGCAACTGCTTAACGATTACACCAGCAGGAGTAGAAAGAATTTTTGATCTACCGTAGAACACATTATCCTTCTGTTCTAACTTGGTAATCATATGGCAAGCTTTGTCAAGAGATACGTCAGTAGATTCTTGAGGATGGTTTAATTCACCTAAAGCACGACTTTGTTTAATGAATTCTTTGTCATATCGGGTAACTTCATTAACCATTTCAGTTAAATCGTAGATACGGTTGTTCTGATTTGGTTGCGAAGCCAACATGTATGGCCCTTGAATATAAACACTTCTTGGCTCGTTATTGTTCTTTTCTTCAACAATAACCTCTAAATCTTGGCTAAATTCGGTTTCTCTCAAATATTTTAATACTTGCATATGTTATTCTCCTGTGTAGAATCGCTTCTCTTTCAAGTATTTATGTAAATAAATGTTAATTTCATCTTTTTTTATTAATCTATTGACATTTAATACGAATGTGATATATTAATAAAGAATAGATTGAATACAGCAATAAAAATAATAACAGTCTGAAAGGTAAAAAAATGAAAACAAACAGCAGAACATGTAACGGCGCAAACGCATTCGAACACTCAGAAAACCATCTTTTGGAATTCTTTTCCAAGGCTGGATCATTATACACAAAGAAGGAGAGTTACTACGGTAATGAGTCTTCTGCTTTGGAATTGTTCAAAACTGCTTGGAGAGCAGATGCTGAAAAGGCTATGAAGTTGCTTTTCTGGTTGCGTGATTGCCGTGGTGGTGCAGGTAACAGAAGTGGTACAAGAGAAATCTTAACTTGGTTGGGCAATACTCACTCAGAATGGGTAAATGCCAATATCAACCTTATCCCTAAGTATGGTCGTTGGGATGATTTAACCGCTTTGTATAACACTCCTTGTGAGAACTCAGCATTAGCTTGTTGGGAAACTGGTATCTTGGGTGATGATTCTGTTTGTGGTCTTGCTTCAAAGTGGGCTGATAGACAGGATGTAAAGCTTCGTAAGCATATGAAGCTTTCTCCAAAGGCTTTCAGAAAGCTTGTTGTACAGAAGACTAAGGTAGTTGAAACCATTATGTGTAATAACGAATGGGCTAATATCAACTATTCTACAGTTCCTTCTGTAGCTTCTGCTCGTTATAAGAACGCTTTCAAACGCCATGATGCACAGTATGAGGAATGGGTTAAGTCTTTGACAAAAGAAGGTACTGAAACCAAGGTCAATGCTGAAACATTGATGCCTCATGATATTGTAAGAATGGTACAGACTGACATCAATGATGCTACTACTGGTGCATTAGCTGATGCTCAGTTGAAGGCTATGCCTAATTTCATGGAAGGTACTAATTACAGAATTATGCCTATTTGTGACTTCTCTGGTTCAATGCATGTTCAAATGTCTGGATCAATTCAGGCATATGAGGTGTCTTTGGCATTAGGGTTGTATTGTTCTGAAAAGGTTGGTTCAGAGAATCCTTTCTACCGTAAGGTGATTCCATTCTCTACCGATTCTAAGATCGAGTCTTGGAAGAATAAGTCTTTTGCACAAGCTGTAAGAGATATTCCTAACGGGTATTGTGGTGGTACGAATATTCAGAAGGCTTTGAACAAGATTCTTGAAGCAGCTACTTTATTCAATGTTACGAATGATCAGATTCCTAACGTCTTGTTAATTCTTTCTGATATGCAGTTCGATCAGGGTGTTGAAGATTGTGGTACACCTGTAAACGAATCTTTGGCTAAGTGGAAGTCTGCTGGTTATGATATTCCAAAGGTAATCTATTGGAATCTTGCTGGTAATGCTGGACAACCTGCTACTTGTGCAGACAAGAATGTTGCCTTGGTAAGTGGTTTCAGCCCATCAGTATTGAAGGCAGTATTGGGTGGAACAGACTTTAGCCCTATTGCCATCATGAATAGTGCAATTAGTAAATATAATGTAGTAGTTCCAAACTAAGATTTATATTTCACTATCTGCTTACATAATGCTATGAAGTCTGATTCATCAAGATCGGATTTCATAGC